TACTTGTTGTCCGCGTGCTTGCGCAGGTCGAAGTTCCACGAGGTCGTCGTGAGCGCCCCGTCCTTGCCGACCGCCTGCTGGATTACCTGATATGCCATTGTGTCCTCCCTTAGCTGACGTAGTAGAAGCTCGCCGTGTCGACCACGTACACGAAGCACGGCGTCGCGTGGGCCGCCTTGACGGTCGCCTCTGACGGCGCCGTCTCGTAGACGTAGGTCGGTGTGCCGATGTACTGCTGGACGCCGCCAGACACGGTCGTGTAGTTCGTGCCCGAGACGAGCGACGCGCCTTGGGACACCGCCTGCGTGACACGGTTGAGGTTGCCGTCAGCGTCATAAAAGAACTCGCCGACCGCGTAGTTGCGTGAGGCTGCGCCTGTTTCTTTGACGGTGCTGCCGCTCACCGTTGCGTTTGCAAACTTGATGGTCGTGCCGCTCACGCTCGCGGTGTCGAAGCAGAAGAGCGTGTTGCACGCGTAGGCCCAGCGAGCCTCGATCGGGGCGACGGTGTCCCGCATCGCGTTTGCGGCGGTGTTGTAGAACGCCATCGAGCACGCGGTGTTGTACTGCGTGCCCGCGGTGGCGCCGTCCGTGTCGGCGATGTAGACCACGCCCGTCTTCTGCGGCGTCGCGACGGCGCCGCTGACGATGTTCTCGACGCTGCCTGCGGCTGTGTTGGCGCGGTCCGCGGCCTTGTTCGCAGCCGTGGTCGCGGTCTTCGCCGCGTCGGTGGCGGTATTCGCGTTCGTTGTCGCCGTCTTTGCCGCCGACGTCGCGTTGTTGGCGTTCGTCGTGGCGGTCTTTGCCGCGTCGGCTGCCGAGTTGGCGGCTGTGGTCGCCGTCGTCGCGGACGACGCTGCGGAGTTAGCAGACCCGGCTGCGGTGTTCGCCTTGCTGGCGGCGGTGTTCGCCGAAGACGCCGCATTATTCGCAGAGGTCGCGGCCTTGTTTGCAGAGTCCGCCGCCGCACTCGCCGCCGAAGCATTGGTGTTCGCCGACTCGGCCGCGTTTCTCGCGTCGTCGACCGCCGTGGTGAACGCGGCGTAGACCTCTGGCTTGTTGTTGTTCAGCCAGTCGAGTAGGTCGTTCCACGTGGCGATGCGCTTCGACGTGCCTGCGGCGAACGATATGTACGCCGCCAGACCGTCCTGCGCGCTCGGGTCGTCCTGCAGAACTATCGCCCACTCTCCGGGCAGCAGTTTCGAGTCGTCGAAGTTCCCGTAGGCACCTCGGCGCATCTGGATTGCCATACGATTCCCTTCGTGTCGTTTAGATTGACTTGAGGTGGGCGAGCAGCTTGTCGACCTCTATATCGACCGACTCCGAGCCGAGGCTGAAGGATATTATCGGAGCCGATACAGACAGATAGAGGAAGCCGGTGTCGTCGTTATAACGCACCGAAGCGACCTCGACACCGTTCCCCGGGTCCATCATGTACGCCGTGAGACGCCCGATATACTCGTACACCGTGTCGCCCGCGCCGACTGTGATCCCGCCGTTCGCCACCTTCACGTTGCCGTGCTCACCCTCGATGGACAGCAGGTTCTTGATCTTCACCCTCTCGGCGTCAATGCCCGTGACCGCGAGCCTGTCGAGGATCGCCTCGCCGTCGACAGACAGCGAGTACGGGTACGTCGCCCCGCCGTCCGTGGACATCGAGAGCGCGTCGGCGGTGAGCCTCCACACCACCGACGAGTCGGCAAGCTCCCTCTTGTCGTGCATGTAGTAGACCGTCGACCCGTCGTCCTTCGTATCGGTCGTCTCGTAGAGCCCCGACATGCCAGACACCGCGTCGGCGAGCCTCGACCTCGCCTCGCGCTCGGCCTTTATCGCGCGCTGCATGCGCTTCGCCTGCTCTGACGCCGAGGTCGATATCACCGTGTCCTCGACAAGGTTGTCCTGCGAAACAGTCTCGGCGGAAGGCGCCCTTCGCGGCACCTTCTTCGCCTCAGACGTCTCGTTCACGGACCTGAACTTCGGCATGACCGCGTCGCACGAGCAGCTCGCGTAGCCGCCGACCTTGTAGCGGTAGGTGGTGAGGACGCTCTTGTGGACGTCGCCCTTCCTGTCGACCACGTAGACCGTGTCGCCCGCATCAAGGTATGGTTTGCCGAGCGTCGACGAGTGGAAGACCCTGAACCGCATGCCGACTACGCTCTTGCAGTTCTTCGCGACCTCCGCCGCCCGCCCGTTCTCGATGAACGGGTTGCCGGTCACCGCGACGGTATACCCTGTCTTGCCGTACGTCGAGGTCTCGCCCGTCTTGCCTGCGGTCTCCACGGTACCGTCGCTGTTGTATACGTCCTGGCTGTCTGACGCTGTCACGGTCACGCCCGTCACCGTGACGTCGTCCGTCGCGAGCGTGAGCGAGCTGTGTCCGCTCAGGATCTCGTACCGCTGGTCGCCGAACGCGCCGCCGTCGTACGAGTCGCCCGACGAGTAGTCGATGAAGTCGCCGCCGTCAGCGACGCTGCCGCTCGTGTACTTGATGAAGTTGCCGCCGTCGAGGTCGCCACCGCCGCCCGTGTCGTACCAGCCGAGCTCGAGCTTCCCGTCGCGCGTCGCGTGGCAGAAATGACCGGACACCTGCGCCATGTAGGAGATGACGTTGAGGCAGCTCATGCCGTCCGTGAGCGGCTTCGTCTTTATCTTGTACGCGCTTCCCGAGAACGTCGAGGACGCGAGCGGGACGCCGCAGTACGAGCAGACCGCCGACACGATCGTCCCGACCGTGGCGGGGTACGTGACCTCGACGCTGTCGAACGACCTCTCAAGGCGTGCGAGGACGTCGTAGCAGTCAAGGTGGATGATGTCGCCGTAGCTGTCGGGCTGGCTCACGTCGTAGACGCCCATCTGGACCCACTCGACCTCGTCGAGTGGGATTCCGACCTGCACGGACACGGACGCGCCCGCGAAGTCGTACATGGAGAACTTGTCCCCGTAGTTGTTGATGGAGAACGAGCACTTGCCGACGATCGCAGACCCTATCGCGAAACCGTCCTGCGGGCTCACCGACTGCTCGAACTCCGCGGTGCCCATCATGAAGTCCTCGTCGGAGAGGTCGATCCTCGTACCGTTCCTGAACGTCATCTGGGCACGGAGGCTGACGAACGTGTTCTCGACGATCCTCTTGCGGGCCTCCGTTGAGATGTCCTGCATTTGCTACACCTCGATGATGTTGAACGACACCGTGGCGAACTTGGTGCCGAAGGCCGGGTTTCCTGCGGGGAGCTGGAACCACTTGAACGGCGCCGTCTTGTCGCCCGAGTAGAAGTGGCGAGTCTCGAACCTGTTGTCCATCACGTCCCAGTAGCGGACGTAGACGTACTCCGGGTCGAACGCCTTGATGATCTCAGACGCCTCCTCGGCGTTCGGCAGCACCCACTCAAGCTCGATCTTGCGCTTCTTTGTGACGAGCATCTTGTGCATGACGCCGTCCTGCGTGCGGCCCGCGTCCGCCGACGAGATGTCCTGGATTCCCCACTGCATCTTGGAGGGGTCGCGGGAGATGGCGGTGAGCTTGTCCGCCGACGTGCCGACCATGAGCATCGGCGAGCCGTTGTTCTTCTTCATCGCCATCTCTCGGCGACCTCCTCTAAGCGAATTCCGGTGTGATTACGCCCCGACGCGCGAGGGACATGTTGCCGCGGTACGTGGCTCGTGCGATGTCCTCGTTGCCGATGCGCATGGTGATGTTGATGTCTCGGTCGGAGTTCTGCGTCGTCACTGAAAGCGCGCGGACCATCGCGCGCTCGACGCCGGCCTCGATGCCCTCGACGATCTGGTCGTTGTTCGCGACGGCCGTTCGGCCGCCGAACGAGCCGACCATCTCGGGGAGGCCGTTCTCGCGGGCCATGAAGAGCTCCCCGCTCGTCGGGAAGCCGCCCGTGGCGTACTTCTTCCACTGGGCGCTGACCGTCGAGCTGGATGTCGTGCTGAGCTTCTTGCCCTTGCCGCTGATCTCGGCCTGAATCGAGATCTTAGGCGTGACGACGCCCGCGAACTTAAGCCACGTGTCGGAATACGTTTTCGCGATACTTTTCTTGGCGCTGTCGAACCAGCCCTCAAACGTCCCCGGCTGGCTCTTCATCCATTTCTCGCCGAAGTAGGGATTCGTGCCGGTGAACTTGTTATTTGTGTCGGATGCCGTGCTCCCGTAACTGGCCCGAATCGACCCCTTGTCGGAGCCGATCCAAAACGGGTCTTTCATACCCTTTTTGTTGAAGCTCGGGTTCGTGTTTGAGAACAGGCTCGAGATCGTCTGGACCACGTTGGTGTAGAGGGCTTTTACCGTGCCGGAGCCGGAGCCGGTCCAGTACGGGTCGCTCGTGCCGGATTTCCCGAACTTCGGGTTCGTCGAGCTGAAACGCTTTTTGATGAGGTCGGCCGTGGCGAAGTACTTGCCCTTCACCGAATCGGAACCGTCGCCCGTCCAATACGGGTCCTTGGTTCCGGACTTGTCGAAGGCGAGCTTCGCGGAGGAGAACGTCTTCTCGGTCGGGTCGGTCACGTTTTTCTTGAACCATTTGTCGGAGTTCTTCCACACCTTCTTCGATGTGCTGGCCGCCTTCCCAGCCGCGTCTGCGATCTTGCCGAAGGCGTCGCTGCCGCTGTCTCCGATTCCGTCGAATGCGGATTCCGTGTCAGGCAGGAACGAGTCGATTATGTCCGAATACCTGTCCGAGTTCCGTTCGATGTTGTCATAGAACCTGTCGAACATCGGCGACAGGTCCATCCCCGTCGCCCCTTCGAGGACGCCCTGGATGAGCGACACGACCGCCTCGATGAGCGCGCTGGTCAGCCTCGGGAGACCCTTGAGGAGTGCCTTAAGCAGGATTACGGGCAGCTTGTAGCTCAGGAAGTCGTTGAGCCAGGCAAGCTCCTGCGGCAGGTTTCTCACGAGCTTGCCGATCAGTTTTCCGAGCCCGCGCATCTTCTCCCGGATGCCGTCCATCAGCTTGTTCCACTGTTTCTTGCTGAGCAGGCCCGCGATGAACGTCGCGACTATCACCGCCGCCGCTGCGGCAACAGGGGCGACCATCTTCACCAGCTCCGGCAGTATCCCGCTGGCGAGCAGCCTGCCGAAGAACTTCGCAAGCGTCTTGGTGACCTCGCCGCTGAGCGCTGAGAGCCCCGCCTTGCTGATGTGCCACGTTATCGCCAGCATGATGATCTTCGGGATGGGCGTGTCGAACGTCGTGTCGATGAGCCTCTTGACGGCCTCGAACAGGGACTTCCAGTCTGCGGACTCGAAACCCTCCTTGATGCGGTCCGTGAGCTTGTCCCAACCCGGGCTGTCGGGGTTGATCGCCGCGCTGATGGCGTTGATGATACCCGTCGTGAACGTGACGACGTCCGGTATGGCAGTCTCCCACGGGATGTTGAGGAGCGCCGAGCGTATCGTCTCGCCGATCTTCCTGCCGAAGTAATCAAAGTCGCTCGGCTGCCAGTTGTTCACGAAGCCGTGGAGCGTCTCGAGGATTATGCGTACCCCGTTCGTGAGCACGTGTCCGAGGTCGCCCCACCTGATAGTGTGCATCGACTTCCGCAGCATCTCGCCGAGCGAGTCGCCGAGGTCGCTCCAATGGGTCACGTCGACGAACGTGTTCGCGAATGTGGTCGCCGTGTTGATGACCTCGCCGATGGTCATGCCGAGGTCTATCCAGAAGCGCTTGTTGGCGAACGCGCCGTTGAGTATGGTGCCGAATCGCGTGGCCCACAGCTCGGCGTCCGACTGGATCTTCTTCCAGTCGACAGACTCCATCGCGTCCGCGAGCTTGTCGGTGAGCATCTTCCCGAGCTCTGACCAGTCGGACTTGTTCTTGAGGTCCTCGATCCAGTCTGCGATCGGGACTTCCTCGAACATGACGCCGTAGTCCTCGCCGCCTGCTCCGCCGCCGCCCCCGCCGCCGCCCTTGCCGCCCTTGGGCGACCTGCCGCCGCCCGAGTTGTGGTCGTCGACGTCGTTGAGCTTGTTCAGCTCGTCGAAGCCCATGACGGTGTTCTTGTAGTCGTCGAGCGCCTTCTTCGCGGCGTTCGCGCCCTTCTTGGCGTTGTCGCCGCCGCTCTTGGCGCCGTTGCCTGCGGCACCAGCCGCCTCGCCGAACGCCTTCTGCGTCTTGATCGCCTTGCGCCACGTGCTCGCGCCGGTAATCATCGCGATGAGCTGACTCAGGACGTTGACGAACGAGACCACCTTGTCGATGATCGAGTCGAGCACCGGTGCCAGCGCGTCGAGGATCGGCGCGGTCAGTCCGGCGATTGAGTTCGTGAGGTACTGCAGCGAGGTCGCGATGGTGTCCATCGTCGACTGGAACGAGTTGCCCGTCGCGAGCGCCCACTGGTACATGTTGTTCGTGCCGGTCTTGAGACCGTTCGAGAGGATGGTGAGCGCCTTGAACATCGCGTTGAAGAACAGGGCGGACGCGCCCATGCGCTTCATGCGGTCAAGCGCGTGGATGAAGTTCATCGCGGAATTGGTGGCCATGCGGAACGGGGACGACGCGACATTGAACAGGTTCCTGCCGAACGACGACATCTCTCTGCCGAGGGAGCTGAACGCCTTCTCGAACTTGCGCGTGTAGTCGAGGACCTTGCGCGACATGGCGTTCTCGGCCTGCTTGGCGGCGTTCGCCTGCTTCTCCGCGGCGCGCTGGGCAGATGCGACCTGCTTGGCGTCCTCGTCTTCCTTCGTTCGCGTAACGCGGCGGTAGCAGCCCTCCATCTCAACGGCGAGGGCTTCCGCCTGGCGGGCCATCCTCTCGGTGACGATGCCGCCGTTGGCCGACTTTCCGCTCAGGAGGTCCTCGTACTCCTGCATGACCTTCTGCATCGGCGCCTGCAGGTCTTCGCCGAGGCGACGCATGGCGGTGTTCTGCTGGTTCGCCGCGATGATGTCGTTGATCGACTTCGCGTTGGTACCGATGCCGATACCCGCCTGCATGAGGCGGCTCTGGCCGTTCTGCGCCTCGATGAGCTTGTTCTGCGCGGCCTTCTTCTCGCGGTCGGCGTCCTTCTCGGCGGCGGCGCCCATACGGTCGTACTCGTCCTCGACAGCACGTCCCATGCGCCGCGCGAGCGCCTCGACGGAGGTGGCGACGGACTCGTACTGCCGCGCCATCTTCTCGGTGACGACTCCGCCGTTCGCGCCGACGGCCTCGTTCAGGTCGGATATCTGCTGCTTGGCCTTCTCGAGCTGCGGGGCGATGTCCTCGCCGAGGCGCGTCACCCTCTGGTTGCCCGCGCCGGACGCCTGGGCCTCCGAGATGGCGCTCTGGGCGTTCTTCATCCGCTCGACGGCCGCGGAGATGCGGGAGTCGCCGTTCTCCGCTGCCTTGGCGAGCGGTGACATCATCGCGTCGGCGGCCTGCTTCTGTGCCATGTTGAGCCTGTTGTAGTTGCCCGTCAGGTTGCCGATCGCGGACGCGAGCCGCTCGAAGCGCTCGATTGCGGCGTCGCTTACGTTCTTCTCGTTCGCCAGGTAGTTGACGAAATTCGCCACCTTCTCGGCGGCGGAGTCGAAGCCGTTCGCCTTCTCGCCGATGTCCGCGATGCGCTTCATCGCGTTTGCAAGATCCTTGACACCTGCCGCGGCCTTCTGAGAGGTCGTGTCGAAGGTGGCAATCTTCCCTTTAAGGGCCTCGAGAGCAGCACCAAAAGTATTGATCTTCTGAATTGCGTCGTCGGAGAGCTCGCCTGTGATGGATCCATCCTCGCCGATTTTCGCGATGTCGCGCTGGTTGTTTATCGCCTGTGGCCCTATTTTCGCAGACTGCATCATGTTCTGCATGGCTCGAGAGGAGTCGATCTGCCAGTCTTCAAGCCTCGGGAGCTCGTCTGTGAACGCCTTCCAACCGACACCGGCGATATTTGTGGCCTTGCCGATTTCGTATGCCGTGACACTGCGCCACCTCGTGACGCCTTTCATCATGGTGTCGTACGCAGACACAGTCGTGTTCGCCGCGGACGCGGCTTCCTTTGTTGCCGTTGTGTACGACTTCTTTAGCTCGTCCTCCGCGGCGACTATGTTCTGTGCACCACCGATCAGTTGGTCCTTGTTGTTCGGCGCTTTTACGGTCGTCCCTCTTTTTATTGCCGAAGAAACCTTTTCAGCCACGCCGGCCACAGCTGAAAGGTTTTCCGGAGAAAGGTCGACAAGACCGGCCGCAAGCTCCTTGACGGCATCAGCCATATCAGTGATGCCTCGCACGCCGATGTTGTTCAGGCGCTCTACGGCACCCGTAATGTTGTTCATCGACGTGGCGATGCCGTTGAAATTTGCGTCGTTGACGTCGTTGAAGCTCTTGAGCGCGTTCGCGGTCGTCTTGAGGTTCTCGGCGGCGTTGCCCACGGACGTGCTCACGCGACCGAGGGCGATCAGACCCTCCTTGAGCGACACGAGGTTGTCCTTCGCGCTGCCCATCTGACTTGCGGCTGTCTTGAAGTCCCCAACCGCCTTCGCGGCGTTCGCCATGTTGTTGAACGCCTTGGTGAGGTTGTCGAGCTTCTCGCTGTTCGCCGCCGCAGCCGCGCCGAGGGTGTCGATTCCCTTCTCGGCCTGCTTGACGTCCTTCTCCGCGACGTACTCCATACGGAGGCGGATTACGATTTCATCGGTTTCCATCCTGAGAATCCGCCCCCTTCATGCGCCTGTCGACCTGCGCGAGCCAACGGAGCATCTCCATCTCCTCCTCGCGCTCGTCCTGCTGGATGGTCTTTCTTTCCTTCTCGCGCCGAGCCTGCTCGATGTGCGGCATCTCGGTGTACTTCTCCGCCTTGTGTCGCTTCGAGAACGGGTTGAGCACCGGCGTCAGCGCCCCTATCGCCTCGTACGTGTAGCCGCCGTACATCCACGCGAGCATGTCGTTGCGCCTCGTGCGCAGCCTGTCCGCGTTGCGGTAGGCGACGCAGAGCCGCGCGTCCCCGTGCCAGAACTCCTCGGTCGTCATGCCGAGGGCCAGGTACAGGGGCAGCGCGGCCCAGAACGCGTTCTCGATTGTCAGCGGCCTCTCGTCGCCTACACGAGGCGGAGCGTCACTTTTCCCTTCGCGTCGTCCTCCTTGGCGAGCGTCTGGTAGGTGAGCGCGATGCCTGCGGTGAGCTGCTCGAACACTGCCCCCTGCTGCTCGTCGTCGAGCAGCAGGAAGATCTCGTCGATGGTCTCCTCGCTGACGTTGCGGTGGTTCTTCCAGAACGCGCCTCGGAAGACGGGGTAGAGGACTTTGAGCGGCTGGTCGGTGCCGTCGATGAAGTCGGACACCTTGAAGCCGGTGCGCTCGAGGTGGATGACCGCGTCGCGGTCGTACTCGAGCGTGAAGCGTTTCCCGACGAACGCCGAGTGCTCGTACTTGGTGCCCTTGAAGTCGGAGCGCTTGAACTCGAGCACGACGGTCTTCGCCGCCTCGGGGACGGCCTCGTCCTCGTCGTCGATGTCGGGGACGTCCTCCTCCACGGTGTCCTCGTCGATCTCCTCGATTGCAACGTCCTCGTCGATATCGGGCGTCTGTGCGGTCTTAGGCTTCCGTGCGGTCAACTGCTACCTCCTAGGCGATGGGGAACGCGGTGAGCTTCTCGGGCTCGTCGTTGGTCTCGAAGATGGTGATCTCGGCGGGGCGGACGTCGCCGACCGAGCCGCCAGTCAGGCGGTAACGGATCTGCGCGTTGTACTCGCGCATGATCTTGCCACCCGTGGGGACCGCGACGCCGTCAGCGGCGGTGCCGCCGAACCAGACGCCCACGGTGTAGGACTTGGTGGAGTCGAGCTTGCCGATGTTCTCCTCGTCGGTCTCGTCGAAGAGGGTCGGGAAGGACATGGCGCCGCCCGAGTCGGGAAGGGCGGCCTCGTACTTGTGGCGCTCGTCGGACAGGGTGGTGCAGTCCTCGCCGTCGATGTCGCCGTCGAGGTCGGGGTACTCGGTGATGCCGCGGGAGCAGAGCAGCGACCAGCTCTTGCCGCCCTCGCCGGAGTCCTTGTACACGCCGTCGCCGGTGGCGCCGGTGACCTGGATCATGAGAAAGGTGCGCTTGGTAAGCATGTGGGCCTCCTAATCGCCTTTGTGCTTTCTTGCCTTGTTAAAACGTGCAGAACTGGCCGCTCCCCGGATCCCATACCGCGCCGAAGCGGGAGGCGGACCACGCGACGGTGGTCCCCTTCTCGTCGACGAGCGTCTTGGGCTCGAACGAGCCCGTCAGACGCGTGAAACCGAGGTTCTTGAACTGGATCGCGACCAGCCTTTGTATTTTCTTGACCTCCGCCTTTCGGCCCGAGGTCGCCTGCGAGTACACGTCGCACTGGAACGTGATGCGCTGCGGGTCCCTGTCGTGGAAGCTCGTCATCATCGACGCGACGTCGTAGTCGTCCGTCATGTGGATGAACACGCACGGGAACTCGGTGGGAGCCGCGTCGACCGACGAGACGAAGTTCCTCGCCTTCGGGTACGCCGCCTGCACGCCCTTGCGAACCGTCGAGAAGACCAGAGCCTCCTTGTCGGCAACGTCTACCTTACCCGGCATGGGCGTCACCTCCCGTTCAGGTTCCTTGCGATCGAGTCTCGGAGCTGTTCCATAGCCCAGCCGACGGCGTCGGCTGGCGGGTTTCCGTACGTCCATGTGCCACGACCGTATCCGGCAGACTCGGGAAGCGGCCACTTGCCGCCGAAACGCTCGAGCTTCGGAGACACGAGCCAGCCGCCCGTCTCGAACGTCATCGAATAGCCATTCGGGAACTTCGTCTCGTAGAAGTTGTCGCCTGCGTGCTTTATCGACCACGAGCGCGGGGTCATTCCGTATTGCGACCCGAGCTCAGTGGCCTCGTTGCCCTGGAACTCGGCGCCGGTTCCGAACTCGACGAAGTAGAGGTCTCTGCCGCTCGCCTTGATATAGAGGACGTCGTCATCGCCCCAGTACACCTCGACGTCAGGTCTCTCGTTTCCGAGCGACTGTGCCGCCGTGGCCGCGTACATCTCGCGCATGCCGTCAGCGATGAGCTTGGCAAGCTCCTCGATTTTCCTCTTGGTCTCTTCCTGCGACTTGTAGACCCTATCGCGCACGGCGCGCTTCGCAGCCTCGAGCCCCTTGACCTCGATGCCCATCAGCGCACCTCGCTAATCGCGATGGCCGTCTGGTTGAGCGACGGGGACACGCGCACGACGCGGTAGTCGTACTCGACGTCGGCGGGGTCGAAGTCCGCAGGCGGCTCTTTGTCCACGAACAGCGCGGTCGTCTCCCCGATGGGCCAGTCGGTGCCCTCGAGCACGATGACCTTGTCGTAGGAGGCGCCCACGCCGAAGCGTTCCGTGTAGGCGTTGCCGCTCGCGGCCGAGACGTTGCCCATGACCCTCACAGGCTTCGCGTACGTCACCGCACGCTCGCCCGTTGGGTAGCCGTCGTCGTCGACGAGCTCAGTCTCCCCGTTGTAGAGGCAGTACCAGAACGGGCGCTTGTTGCGCTCTAGGTTCCTCACGGCACGCTCACCTGCCCGCGGTAGTCGACGATGCCGTAAACGACGCCGTCCTCGACCACGTAGTCGTACCCCTCGGACAGCGCCCTGTCTCCCATCGTCACCGTCACGGTCCCGTTGTCGGAGGCGACGGTCGCGGACGATATGTCTGCCGCGCCTCCGGCGACCTTGCCGCGCTGGTACACGGTGGACAGCAGCTTGTCGGAGTCCTCGTACGAGCGGTTCACGCCGTTCTCGGAATGCGCGGTCTGCCCCTCCGCGCCGCGTCGGTTGTACATGTCCTGCGCGAGCTGGACGTGCAGCATGTCGTAGCGCGGTGGGACGGGTATGCGCGACTTGTCCGCGACGAAAGGGTAGGCACGCTCGACGATGCGCCGACCGGCGATGTCGAGGAGCGTGCTCAGAAGCTCCACGTCGGGCTCGCCAGTGAGGGCCGCGAGCGTTTTGATCTTGTCATTAGCGGTCATCGGCCCTCACCCTTCCTAGCCCTCGGCGACGGAGATGACGGCGCCCTTGGAGGCATCGGTCAGAGCGGCGAGGTAGACCTGACGGACGAAGATGTCGTTGAGGCGCTGGTTCGCCTCGGTCTTGCCGCGGGAGTTCTTGACGGCCTGCTCGACCTCGACAGCCTGCTTGACGTAGAGCGTCACGGCCTTCGGGGTGGCGAGGACGATCTTCTTCTCGTTGGCGGTCGCGTCCATCAGCTTGTCGTAGTAGATGGGGGTGCCGGCGAGCGAGCCGATGAAGCCGGTGCGGACGTAGGGCTCGGTGTGGTCGAGGTCCTCGCGGCACGCCTTGCGGATGGCGGCGATCTGCTTCTTGCCCACGAGGGCGAAGGTGCCGAGCGCCAGAGCCTCGGGCGCGTTGCCCTCGCCGGCGGCGCCGACGTTGCCGACCTCGGAGAGGTCGAGGAGCGCCTGGGCGTCGACGAAGGCGTCGTAGTAGGCGGTGCCAGAGACGGTCACGGCCTGCGTAGCGGCGGAGGTGGGGATGGAGAGGAACGCGGCGATGATGTCGGCGTTCATCTTGTTGACGATTGCGTTGGAGGTGGCGGAGACGCCTGCCTGCACGGACATGGGGTCGCGCAGGAGTTGCTCGTCGGTGTACTCGAAGTACGCCTGAGCCATCTTGGTCTCGTGGGTCACCTGAGTGAGGGTGATGCCGGTCGCCTTGGTGTTGCCCTTGCCCTCGGCGACGACCTCGGCCTCGCCGGAGGGGATGTAGGTGGCGACCTGGACGTTCATGCCGTCGACGCCCTGCAGGGAGTTGTCCACGGTCACGAACTGCTGGTGGTCGAGCGCGGTGTCGCGGGAGTCCTTGACGAGCGTCTGCAGATAGAAGTTGTCGAGCTGGGTCACGCCGTTGAACGTGACCACGGGGAGGGTGAAGTCAGCCATTCTAGCTCCTTACTTTCCTTCGTATGCCTTCTTGTATTCGTCGGGGTGTTCGACGTAGAACTTGGCGCGCTCGGCGGGCGTCATGCGGCGGATGTCGGCGCGGGTCTTTGTAGCCGTGTTGTCCGGGTTCTCGTTGCCGAGGGCGGGCTTCACGGGCTTGTTCACCGCGTTCGCCTTGACGGCCGCGTCGTGCGCCTCCATGAACTTCGCCGAGTTGGCGAAGAGCGTGTCGGAGTCGCCGTCAGCCATCGCCACGGCGGACGAGGCCGCGAGGTCGTCGGCGTAGCCCTGCGCGAGGAAGTTCGCCTTGTACGCGGCGATGGTCTTCTCGCGGGTCAGCGCGCTCATCTGCTCCTGCAGCTCCTTGAGCTGCGCCTCGTAGGCGCTCTGGGTCTCGGACACCTTCTGTGCGCCCTCCTCCTTCGCGTACTCGGCCGCCTGGTTCGCGGCGTTCAGGCTGTCCTGAACCGCCTTGAGCTGCTTCTTGTAGCCCGCCGCCTCGCTCGACGCCTTGTCGAGTGAGTCCTTGAACTTCTTCGACTCGGCCTTCGCGGCGCTCAGCGCGTCAGCGCCGTCGTCGTAGGTGAAGCCCTTGATGAAGTCGCGGAGCTGGTCCGCGTCCATCGTGTCGAAGTTCTCCACGGTAGATACGTCGATCTGTGCCATCTCTGGTACCCCTTGTCCCGATGCGATATTTGTCCCGCGGCTTCTCTGCCGCACTGCTGCGCTTGACTTGTTTGAGCTGCGCACATCTCCGTGCCCAGCGCGTTTTAGAGCCTTCTCTGGCTAAAGAAAAAGCCCCTCGCGGGGGCCTCGTGGATGGAAACATCCACGATATCGATTCTACGGCGCGCGACGGAAGCCGCAACTTGTGGAGGGCGATTACACAGTCCACATGTTCGTTGTGCTGTCGCACAAATCACCGTGCAGTCACGACTGGCACGAGCAGGCACCTGCAGCCCCAGTGAGCCGGGTACTGCGGCGCGTTGCCGATGGAGTACGTCTTGCCGTCGCGCGGGCCGCACGTCGAGCAGACGCGGTCGTCGTGCTGGGTCACCCATTTGACACGCGTCGCCCCGGCGTCCGCGTAGGCGCGCAGCATGGCCGCCGCCGTGACGTCGTCGGCGGACTGCGACATCTGCCTGCCCCAGCGCTTGCGTGCGGAGTCGACGGCGTCCGTCATGGACCGCCCCGTGCCCTTCGCCGCTACGACGCCCTCGAACAGGTAGGACCTCTTGCGCTCCCACTCGTTGCGCGGCACCCAGCCCTCGACTGGCTGCGACTTCGAGACGTAGTCGTCCACGATGCCCGCGGGCGCCTCGGCGGACGACACGTAGCCGTATGACTCGGCTGCGCACTCGGACAGCATGTCGGTGTAGTAGCCCCACAGCTCGTTGTAGAGCTCCCACACCCACAGCATCACCGCGTAGTCGTCGTCGCGGTCCCACGTGACGAGCCTGCGCTTGAGCGCCGCGTACCTGCGGACGCACTTCCTCGCGTACACGAGAACCGTGGCGTCGTTCGCGACGAACGGGTTGCGCTTGCCGTCCATCGCGTTTATCTCGTCGAACCTGAGCACGGACCCGCTCACTTGGCCGTCCCCTTCTTGGCCGCCGTCTTACGCGCCGCTGGTTTGCGCGCGGCGGTCTTGCGCGGCGCGGGGACGTTCACGAGCAGCTCGCGGACGATGTAGCCGCCCTCGGTCTTGACCCAGTCGCCCTCGACCGTGCCCTCGACGACGTCGCCGTCCACCACCGTGCCGACCACGTCACCGCCCGGGGCGTCGCGCACGTTCACCGCGTTGCCCGCCGTCCTGGGCGTCACCTTGTACCTACCCAACCTCTTCTCCTTCCTCCTGGTTGACCATCTCATCGACCTCTGCGGACTCGACCTCGTCGTGGTACGCCTTGCCCCTGATGAACGCGGCGTACGCGTCGGGGAACAGGTGGGACAGGTCGTACACGTCGGACGGGTCGACCCAGCCCGAGGCCATGAGCTTGTTGAAGTTGTCCACGTTCGCGGAGTCGTTCGAGTAGTTGCGGCGCGGGAAGCGGATCTCCACGTCGCCGTGCAGCAGGTGGAGTCCGCGCGTGTTGTAGAAGTCGATGCACAGGTCGAGGAAGCGCCGCTCGGACTGCTCGAACATGAGGGCGCTCACCTGTGCGCGGCTCTCGGCGTTGGTCCAGCCGTGCTTGAGGTACGCCGCCTGCCCCGTGTCGGACTCGGTGCCGCTCGCCTCGACGGGCATGCCGACGATCTGCCGAGCGTCGTCCCAAAGGCTGTCCACGAGGACCTGCTCCTGCGACTGGTCCATGTCGAGCGATAGGTACTTCGCGTCGCCCTCCTCCGGCAGCAGCAGGCCGCCGTTCTCGCGGAGCTGCTGCATCCAGTTGCCCTCGCCCATATCCGCCGCCTTGATGACGAGGATGGACTGGACGAACTGCTCGATGCCGTCGACGCGGTTGGACTGCGCCGTGTTCACGGCGTCGAACAGCGGCACGGCGGGCTCGGCGTCGCCCATGAGCGCCATGTCGTTCGGGTACTCGACGATCGGCATCTGCGACATGCCGTGCGACTCGCTCGTCACGACCGCGTAGTCCTTGCTCAGCGTGTAGACCTCGGAGTCCGTGTAGGCGTAGAACGTCCTGACCGTGGACCCCGAGTCGTCCTTCATGTCCACGTAGGTCACGCCGAGCACGGGCCTGTGCCCGAGCTGCGCCGCGTACACGACGAACGTGTAGCGCGGGTCCAGCTCGCAGACCTCGAGCTCGCCGTCAGTCTCGTCCGCCGAGTCCGGCAGCTCGGCGCCGTCCCCGGTGAGCTGCACGTTGCCCTTGGGCGACGGCATGCGGAACGCCGTGCCGCAAATGCTGCGCCACAGCTCGATGCGCATGTCCGACGTCGGCTTGCCTTCGGCGGCGAGCCAACGGTTCATGGTCGCGAGGTCGTCGTTCGGCTGCGACCCGTTGGACTTCGAGTCGACGTACTGGATCGGGTTCGCGAGGAAGTAGCCGCTCTTCCAGTCGCACGTCTGCTTGAACCTGTTGACCACGACCCTGTTGTTGATCTCCGTGTTGTAGGTCTTCTCGCGGCCGAGGATCGCCTGGTCCCCGCGGTAGTAGCCCCACAGCGAGTCGATGTCTGCGCTGTTTTCCTCGTGGGTCTCCATCGCCTTCTTCACGACGGCGCCCACGTTGGACTCGTCGACCTTCGTCGCGTTCGTGTAGATGCGCGTGCGTCCGTGGAACTCCTGGCTCTGCGCCATAGGTGTCCCTCCTTCCGAAATGCCCCTTAGAGGCGCTGTGGCGTCGTTTGGGGCCACTCTAGAACGATTCGCGATAACTTGTCCACATGTGTGCGCGAAGCCCCGAATACGGGCTCTCAGCGACGCCTAACGGCCATCGCCGCCTAACGGCCACAGCCGCCTAACGGTCACAGCCGCTTGGCGTACGCCTCGTCGCGGGCGCGCCTTACCTCGTCGGGCGACACGGTTTCGCCGCGCTCCTCGGCGACGATGCGGTCTATCTCGCGGTCGACGTCGTCGACCGTCCTTATGAGCGTGATTGTCCTGCGCGCCGCCTCGTCGTGCTCGCGCTGCTCGGCGCGCGACGCGGTCCGCTGCGGCTGCTTCGGCCTCTCCGCCCTCGCCCTCGCCTTCTCGCGCTCGGCCCTCTCCCGCGCCATGCGCTCCTCGCGCATCCTGCGGCGGGCGTCGCCCTGCTCCTTCTTGAGCATGGCCCTCTCGTGGCGCTCCCGCTCCTTGCGCTCCATCTCCCTGACCTCGCGTCGGACGCGCTCCCAGCGCTCCTCGTCGTCGGGCTTCCAGAACGTGAGCAGCGCGTCGTTTCCGAGCTCGGCCAGCTCGACCGCCACGTCACAGCACATCTTGCGCACGGCCCTCGACGGCTCCATCGGCAGCGGGCCCGACTTCGGCCCCTCGAACTCGCGCCCGTAGACGTTGAGGTACGGCGTGTAGAGCCCCGTGTCGCTGTCGTACTCGAGCCTCGCCGACACGCCCCTGCGCTCCCACGAGTACGGTATGAACGTCGTCAAGCCCAGTCGCCTCCCTGCCGCCTTCTGCTGCGATGCCGCCTACCAGAACCTCTTGAACACGCCGCAGCGCTGCTCCTGCCTGCGGAACACCATCTCGGCGGCCATCGCCAGCGAGTCCGGGGCGTCGTCGTGGCGGGCGGTACCCTTCTCGTTGAACTCGAACACGTTGTCCATGAAGGCGCGGTACATGTTGGTCCTCGACTTCGCGTCGCGGAACACGAACCGCTCCCTGATCTCGGGCGCCCTTCCCATGATGCGGGTCTCCTTGGACTTCCTGTTGTCGGCGGGCCTCGACGTCACCGCGAGCCTCAGCCCCGCGTCCCTCACCTGCGCCCTGAACTCGTCCACGTAGGACTGCAGCATCCTGTTGGCCTCGAACCGTATCTCCTGCACGCCCCACTTCGCCGCCGCCGCGACGAGCATCGGCATGGTCTTGTCCTTCTCGCGGTCCGAGAACACCGCGTCTACCACCCAAACGTCCTCGCCGTCGTCGACGCAGACGGGCGCCGCCGTGTAGTCGGAGCCGCCGAACGCAGGGTCGACCGCCATGAAGGTCCGCGCGCCAACGGGGGCGTCCCCCGAGAAGTACCGCAGGTCGTCGGGGTCGAACACCGCGCCCTGCCGCTCGATGGGCTGCTGCTGGTACTGCGCGAGCCAGCTCGCCTGGTCGCCGCGCCTCTCGAACTGCGCCCTCGTCCGCAGGTAGTCGTCGGTCGAGAACCCCACGCCGTAGGGGTAGTCGAAGTTGGACTCCTCCCTGCCCGTCTTGGGGTCAACCGACAGCGCGGGCACGCTGATGTCCTCGTAGCGCACATTTGAGAACGCCGCGTCCTCCCTGAGCGTCTCGAGCCTGCACCCGATGGGGTCCGCCGTGGTCCAGCGCGTGCCGATCCACACCTTGCGCGTCGTGGACTTGCAGCGCGACAGCAGGTCGTTCTCCACTATCGCCTCGAGCTTCTCCATGCGCGTCCTCGATATCGCCTCCTCGTAGCCCGAGCAGAGGTCGTCGGCGATCAGCACGCCGGAGCAGTCGCACGCGCCGTTGAGCGTGCCGACCACGCTGCGCGCCGTGAAGGTCGGGTACTTCTTCTTCCGCACGAGGTTGAGCGTTGTGTCCGCCGCGTTCTTGGAGGCGATGTTGCACTCCGGGAAGACCTCGGCCCACCTGTAGGTGACAGGGTCGGTGATGATCTCTAGCACGCCCTGGTAGAACGCCGTCGTGACCGTGTCCGAGTACGAGCTGTAGAGGTTGGACGTCTCGGGGAACCTGCCTATCAGGTGGGTCACGAACAGCGTGGACATCCCCGTCTTGCCCGTACGAGGCGGTTGCGACAGGAACACCTCGTCGAGGCCGCCGTCCTCGACCCGCTGCAGCGCCCTCGCCGCCGCGGACAGCCCGCCGCGCCACTCGTCGCCCGACGCATCGTACGTGCCGCGCCTCGGCACCCAGAACTTCTCCTCGGGCTCGCGCGACAGCTCGACGTACTCGAGGTAGCTCACCAGGTCCTCGTGCGCCATCCACCTGAGCGTGCGCTCCCAGCAGTACGACCACCTCTCCGCGTCCGCGCCCCTCGCCGACGCCCACTTCCAGCACCACCTGCGCAGCCTCCTCGCGAGCTGCTCGGCCCTCGGGCTGCCGTGCTCGCACGCGGGAAGCAGCACCTCCGCGGCGTCCCTCGCGGCGCCGACGTCGCGCCTGCCGCACATCTCGACCGCCCTCAGCAGCATGCCCTCGGCCTCGTACGCCGCGCCCTCGGCGGTGCTACGCGCCAGCCTTGCCATCGGCCTCCTCCCTACGCAGTTAGGTTGCACATCGGCTCCCAGCCGAGCGGCCCGAACGCGAGCGTCGCCGCCTCCACGCCGCTGAATATCGAGACGTACCTCATCGGCCCGCCTCCCCGCGCACCCACTCGAGCGCGTCGAGCCAGCCCTTGAGGTAGGCGTCGTGCAGGCGGTCGCCGCCCGCGTCGGCGCGGCCGAGGTCGCAGACCCGCTCGTCCACCTCGTCGAGGAGGGCGTCCGACGCGCCAGCGAGACGCGGGGCCACGTAGCCGATCGCCGCCTCGAGGTCGGCGGGCTCCCCCTCGGAGCCGTCGCCGAAGCCCACGAGGTACGCCTCGGCGATCTGTGCCCCCGAGACGAGGTAGCGGTCGTAGAGGTGCGACGCGCCGTCCTCGACCCACGCCGCGACCGACCCGACGAACTCGTCGGCGGCGGCGCCCGGGCAGACGCGGGCGAACTCCTCCGCGAAGGCGTCGACGTCCTCCTCGTCCATGCCGTACATCTCGTCGAGGGTCTTCTTCACCGCCTCGTCCACAAAGCTCACTTCCGCACCTCCACGTCCCCCGCCTTGAGCGCCCCGCGGGACTCAACCGACGCCATCGACCCGTACTTCCTGCGCATCTCGTCCAGCGACAGCGCCGTGACCTCGCCGGTGATCGCGGTCTCCCTCACGTCGCGGTATCCGAACCAGTTCTTGAGCAGGAATATCGCGATGGGGTCGCGTATCTCCTTGCGCTCGGCCATCGTGACCAGCGTCAGCTCCACCGCCTGCGCCGCCCTCACGACCTCCGGGGTCTGCCTGCTCGACAGCTCGGCCATCGTGGTCCCGAGCGCGGCGCACAGCCCGGTCATCGACGCGGGCATGTCAAGCCTGCGGCAGAGGTTCACGTAGCGCTGCACACGCTCGGACACCGCCTCGCCGTCCGTCAGGTCGACGCGGTCGCGCCCCATGTCGAGCGCCGCCTTCACGTACTCGTTCACTCCCCTGCCGCCCGCCATGCCGTGTCACCTTCCCTCGCGTCGGTCGCGTCGGTCGCGTCGGTCGCGTCGGTCGCGTCTGATATCAATAATTTTAGTTTCTCCACCCAGATACAAATTAAAGAGACTCCTGAACGACAGGGTTATAGGGTAGGGGGGAGCCACAGCGACTCCCCTACCCATACCCCGTCAGGGTCGAGATACAAATAATTCCTAATTAT